CGGTTTTATGATTACCGGACCGATAGCTAATGTGGAGGATTGAACTAGTCATTGTGCGGTCCTTTCAGATAGGGGTGAGGTTAGAGGCCCAACTCGTACGCGATATCGGCGAGAGTCTGCGCGTCGATGAGAGTGTGCGCGTAGGTCATGAACTCTGCAACATCGGCGATGTCGTTCACGTCATAGACGTAGGCTGAAAGTGTGGCGATTGCGGGTGACATTGTGTGTGCTCAGATCTGTAAAGGGGTGAACTTAGGATGGTGCAAGACCCGCTCGCCATTGAAGGCGACCGCTACTAGAGCGTGCAACCTGCGCGGGCCGGTAAGGCTAGTACCTGCGAATCGCCTCGGCGAGGGCTGTATCAAGGCAACTGTCGAGAATATCGAGCAGGGTGTCTTGCACATACAAATACGGGTCACCCGACTCGTCAATGAAGCCGATGAGACGGTGATCGGCGATTTTGTTAATGATGTTTGCAACCGATTCTCGCATTCGATCTGCCATAGCATCGATGGACTTATATGCGTCTTTCTCGACAAACCGAAGTGCCGAGAATGCTGTTTCGTATGCGGATTGTGTAGGCATTGTGTACTCCTATGTGTAGTTCGTTTGTGTGGCATAGCAGGTGCGGGAGTTGAACCCGCGCCTAGAATCGGCCGGCATCGTATGCGGTAGCGCTCTAGTTGCCTCTAACCTGCTAGCTAGTCTGTATGCCTAGCGTGCCGATAGTTTTTGTGTGGGTGTCTGCCATTGACACCCAAGTGGTATCTGATCCTCTAGCCCCGTTGTCCGCTTGCCCTACGCTATCGGGAGAAACGCGATAGCCTCGCATCGGTGCCCGCTAGAGAGTTACTTGCACTATGCGCCAGGTATCCGGCCGACTATCGGTACAGCGGGACCCTGTGGACACGTAAATCGTGGCCTGCGGACCGGACTGTAAGGGTCCGCAGGCACTTGCAAGCCTTATGACCTGATCCCGTTTTGCACGTCCGCGTCATGCGCGGCCAGTGTCGGGTAGGTGCCCCTCATCGGGTGCAATTGAAAGCTATCATCGGCCGTTATCGGATGTCAAGGGATTATCGGCAATATCTTAGAACTTTCTGAAAGTTACCTGCTCGTAGCGTACTTTTCTTTCTACTAGATCCGGACATATCCGATTGTGGCATGGGGAACCCTGCTAGCGGGCAGGATCCGGATGGGGGGGATGGGGATGGGGGGGATGGGGATGGGGATGGGGGGGGACGGGGATGGGGGGGGACCTGCTACCAGGTAGCACCGAACACATGTTCGGGCGAACACATGTTCGGTGGTGCGGGATCGGCGCATTAGTCGACCGCGCACACACGCACCCACGCCCCCGCACGCGCGCACACGCACACGCACGCGCGCACACGCACACACGCACGCGCACACGCGCGTACGCGGGCGGGCGTACCCCCAGGTGAGATTTGACGGGATGGGTCCAAATACTCGCATAGCCCCCTCACGCCATCGCCACTAAATCCCATACCCACTTTCAACACAAGACAGTAGGTACCCAATAGGTATACCTATAGGTAACCCATTAGGTAACCCAATAGGTAACCCATACCCACCCCCCGTCTTTTCAAGTAGACTCACCCCCATGAGAAAAAGAATCCACGTCAATCAGCACAACATACGACACAATGCAAAGAGCGACGACAAAAAACCTGTGTTCTCAGTGAAAACGTCACGTGAGAATACGTACGGTGATGATGTGAGGATCGTTGACGAGCACGGTAATTGCGTTGCAAGATTTGTGTACTCGCCAGAGAAGCCTTTGTCGTGTGGTGCAAAGGTCTGGGTGGAAACGGAACTTCACGTCCTTATTGATTAAGATAGGGGTTGTATGACACTCGCGCAGTTCAACGCTAATGCTGAGACGGACCGCTTGCTTCGACAGGAAAGTGTCGAGCAGATGATGATCCAGCACGTCACTCAGAGGAAGATGGCTGAGGTGCTTGGGGTGTCACCGGCGTGTATCAACAAAGACATCAAACAGATCAAGCAGCGGTGGAGGGAGATCCACGCTGAGAAGTTTCAGGACTATGCGCTTGAGGAGTTAGCCAAGCTCAAAGCCCTTGAAGCTGCGATGTGGCCCGAGGCGATGGAGGGCAAAGGATATGCAGTAGAACGAGTGCTGCAAGTTATGGACCATCGTGCGAAGATTATTGGGTTGTATGCACCGGCCCAATCTAAGGTGCAGGTCATCACAGAGGACATACTCGACAATGCCATCGCAGACTACCAAGCACGCCTTGAGCAACTCACAATCGAAGCTGGTGATTCAGAACCAGGAGAAATTGAAGAAGCTCGCAGAATTGAAAGCGGAGATAGCCCGGAGGGAAACGACACGGGTCTCTGATTGGTACTGCGATAACCCCAACTGCAATGGACTCCCCCATGGTCGTTGGAAGAAGAACCATGCGCGAGCAAAGCAACGCCCCCCTGATGGGGATTGGTTTATCTGGCTGATGATGACAGGACGTGGTTTTGGTAAGACCATGTCCGGGGCCAACTGGCTGATCGAGTCGGCACGAGAGGTTCCATCAGAGTACGCCGTCGTTGCTCCGACATGGCGCGACGTGCGGTTGGTCTGTGCGCAAGGTCCATCGGGAATCCTTGCCAACTTACGGGAGGGCGAACTTGCTGATTACAACAAAGGCTCAGGTGACATCACACTCACCAACGGGAGCGTCATCCACCTCGCCTCCGCAGATCAGCCAGACCGCTTGCGTGGTTACAACATCCGACGAGCATGGTGCGACGAGGTTTCTTCCTGGCGGTATCCAGCCGCATGGCACGAAGGCTTAATCCCCTCGATTCGTATTGGTCCCGACCCCCGTGTCTTGGTGACCACCACCCCCAAGATGACTCTGCTGATGCTGGACCTTGTCAAGCGAGCAGAGGACCTCGAGGACGAAGCAGTCACAATCACCACGGGTTCGATGTGGGAGAACGCCGACAACCTGTCCGAGGCTGCGATGGCAGAACTCCAGCGACGGTATGCCGGAACACGAATCGGTAAGCAGGAGCTTGAAGGGCTTCTCTTGTCTGCCGTCGACGGTGCTGTCACCTCCTTGGACAAGATTTCAGAAGGCCGAGTCAAGGAAGAAGATGTACCGGATCTTGTGCGTATTGTCGTGGCGGTCGACCCAGCGGTGACATCTGGCGAAGATTCAGACTCCACGGGTATTGTCGTCATGGGCAAGGGCACAGATGGTCACGGCTACGTTTTGGCTGACTACACCATCCAAGGGGCCAAGCCAGACAAGTGGGCCAAAAAAGCTATCGCTGCGTACAAGCTCTACGAGGCTGACCGTATCGTGGCCGAAGTCAACAACGGTGGCGACATGATTGCCTTTACGATTGGGACAGTGGACCCACGAGTCCCCATCCAGACCGTACGAGCGACCCGAGGTAAGCGCGTCCGCGCAGAACCTGTCTCTGCGTTGTATGAACAGGAACGGATTCATCACGTCGGTGAGTTCCCTGACCTTGAGACACAGTTATGTACATGGACAGTAGAGTCCCCACAGTCCCCAGACAACTTGGATGCACTGGTCTGGGCATCGTATGCCCTTGGTTTAACCTCTGGTGGCGACTGGTCGCAACTCTTTAAGGCGACAGTTGATATGCCAAAAGAGATTGAAGCCCCCCGAGCAGGCTCCTGGGCAAATGTTTATCATCAAGGGGAACGTAAGAAACGTAATTTACCCGTGATTACCCAAGGGGAGACACATGCTCAAACGGATTAGATATCTTGAATATCAAAATAAAGAATTACGTGAGTCACTTGATGAGTTAAAAGCGGTACGTAGCAGTACATCATCACTTACACAACAAGAACGTCAAGAAATTGCATCACGTTGGGCGCAAGTTGTATGTTCATTTTGCGGCGGTTATCACCACGGGTTCTGTAATCGTGTGAAAAAAGTTGAGATGGACGAGTTAGGTCGGCCTCGTGTAACTGAGTTTTGGAAAACGTGGGAAAAAAACCCACAAACAATTTGGCCGGAAGATGTATGGTCAAGTCCATCTCAGATGACTGAAGAGCTTGAAACACAAGCACGTAAGATTGATACAGCGACAGAGATACAAAAGATGACGTTACGTGAAAACGAACGTATTAAAAAAGAATCTGAACGAACCTTAAGCCCAAGAGAAATTGTCGCTAAAGTAACAAGATCAGAATAAACATGGCAAACTGTATAGAACGTCTGCCGTAAGGAGCGTATGGCAACCAAGAGTTCACAAGTCCAAGCTCTTATGGCAACAAGTCGAGGCACCACTATTCAGACGCCGACGCGCCAGGGCAACCCCATGCTTCAGGGGTATAACAACTGGGCCTCGATGTACGGCACTGCGTTGCCGCGTACCTTTGATACGTTTCGCAGCGGCGACTTCTCGCCGATGGAGCCGATCCTTCCGAACCCGATTGATATCCCGGAAGGTCCCTCTGGTCGCCCGCGCCCCAGACGATTTCAATTCCCCGTTGGGTGGAACCTTCCCGTAGGTCAGCCAGGTACCGAAGGTATCAAGCTCGCCAACTTTCAAGTTCTACGAGACTTAGCTGAAGTTGGGTCGATCCCACGTCGCGCGATTGAGATCTGTAAGTCCGACATCTTGAACATGGAATGGAACATCGTTCCTACCCCCGCTGCAGAGAAGGCAATGCAGGGGAACCCATCCAAGCGCAAAGACTTTGAAGTTCGCCGTGCAGAGTTGTGGAACTGGATCATGTACGAGATCGACCCTGGCAACTACTCAGGGTTCTACGAATGGCTCAACGCATTCCTTGAAGATCTGATTGTGCTCGATGCTGTATCGGTGCATGTGCAAGGTACCGTTGGCAAGAACGCTGGTGTGCTCGGATCGAATGTAGCTGCCCTTGAGCTGATCGACGGATCAACTATTCGTCCGTTGCTGAATACGTGGGGCGCGAAACCGTTGCCTCCTCAGCCTGCATATCAACAACTCATTTGGGGCGTGCCGCGCGTTGACTTGATGGACATCATTAACTTGGGTCCCGATGCAACGATTGACGACTTGAAAGAACTCAACCCCATCATCGAGGAGTTAACCGAATCGGTTGACGAATGGTCGAGCGATCAGCTTCTGTACATTCGCCAGAACACCCGTGCGTGGACCCCGTATGGTTTTGGTCCACTTGAGCAGTGCCTCTTGCCGGTCTCGATTATGATGGCACGCCAAACATGGCAGTGGGAGTTCTACCGTTCCGGTTCCTTGCCATCTGTGTTCCTCGATCCTGGCGAGATGGTGGCAACTGCTGAAGAAGCGCGTGAACTCCAAGAGGCAATCAACATGACCGGCGGGGATCTCGGAGCTCGTCATCAGGTGATTGTACTGCCTCCCGGCGCGAAGGTCATGCCACAAAAGGAAATCACACAAGGCGACAGCTTTGACACGTTAATGGTGTCCGAGGTTGCTATGGCCTTTGGTCTGCAGATTTCTGACCTAGGGCTCACACCAAAGGTCGGAACCCTTCAGTCTCCGTCACAGGCCAAACGTGACGCAGAGGTTGCGTTGGACATGACCGTCCGTCGCTCCGCCCTGCCGCGAGCGCATCTCATTGAGAGAATCTTTACTCGTCTGTTCCAGATTCAATTTGGACAAGCGGACATGATGTTTACCGCAGGCATTGCTGATGCTGGCGAAAATGTT